TCCTTTTCTTGCCTTTTCTTCTTCCGTTAACGGGTCCCACGTTACGATTTGTTGCTGTTTTCTTCTTCTTCTTGCTCTTCTTAGAGGGTCTATTAGGTACCTCTGGATCCTCAAATGGTATATTCAGAGCTGGTGTATAGGGTATCTTTTCTTGTGAAATTGCATCATGGATGCTTTGCTTGTCCTGGTTGGTATTATAGTCTGGTTCTATATCTTGACCCTCCCATTTACGATCTTGCATGAATCTATCCAACCAGAACCCCTTTGAGAACAACAGGTATGTGATAATAGCTCCGAGTATCAGGAGTAACAATAACATTCCACCACTGCTCATATACGAATAGGCCTCCATTACGCCGTACCGTATCGGCCGAACAACCACGAAAACGGATTATCTGCGAATATACAGTAAAGTCCAACGAGTACCATTACTATAACGAATAATACACCCTTGTTTATATGTGAACCATCAGGTGTCCAACCAACTGGTTTGATTTCTGCCATGTTATTTCTCCCTTGTATGAAATTTAACTAGTCCATAGATTACCGCCACGAGTGCTACAACTCCGATAAGTACAGCAAGTACTTGTGCTAATATAAATACTGCTTGCTGTGACATGTCAGGGATCTCCTCGTATGTATGTATGTACCAGTTTAACATATGATTATTTATATTGTTTCCAATATGACCAAGGTTTACCCTCGAATGACCATTCTATCGTCTTTTGACCTGTGCCTTTCGTTACTCTATATAGCATATAAGGCACCAGTAGTATGCATGATATGAGTAAAAAAAGGAATGTGTATGCTATCGTATCATGCAGCCATGGTATCTCTATTATGGTACGAGATAGTTTCCAACCTATCATATTTGGAAATCACCATCATCGTCTTGTGGAAATGTGCCGACTCTATCGACTTCTTTCCAATCAGACTTCATTTTCTTATCTTTACTGCTGATTTCGTCTGGGTGTAGAATAGTGATGGTTGCCTTGAGTTCTGAGTTCTGTTGTTCTAGTACTTGTATCTGTGACTCTAATATAGTACAACGTGTTCTAAGTTGATTCACTTCTGAATATTCTCCTGTATCAGTCATGGTATTCTCCTTTAAACATATGTCATAGTTTCTTCGTCTATCATATTGGTTGCCTCACCCTCTAGGAGGGACTTGAGATCATCTTGTAACATCAGAGTATCTATACCGTCAAGACCTCTGCGTATAGCACCATCTGAGAATGTTTTTGCCTGTTGAAGATTTGTGTTGATTGCTGCTTGTGCCTCTGGTGTGGACATGGTAGATACCAGCGTGGTGACATTACTCTGTGCCTCAGCAAATAGATCAGTGAATGATTGATCCTCAAAGACGTTTTTACCAGCCAGAATAGTCTGACCAATATTAGGAGCAGATTGTGCTTGTGACTCCAGATTACCATCAGCATCTGAGAGTATGTTGGGTATATCAATAGAACATGGATCGAATGATGCAGATAGAGATAGTGCAGATTGAGCAAGATCAGTGAGATTGATATTAGCGTAACCACTGAGACCTGTAAGACCAGCGTATTTTGTGAGAAAACCTGTGAGTCCACTGCCAGCACTACCAACAACAGCTTGTAGATCAGTTCTTAGAGAAGAGAAACCAGATGTAGATATTGGTATCTCTGGTATCATACCTGTGACTGATGCTTTTATACCATCAAGACCACCAGACAGTACTCCAGACAATGCACCAATACCACCAGCAGTTCCGAGACTTCCCTTGAGATTGAGAAATCCAGAAACTTTAGAAGACAAGACCCCCTGTAGGGAGCTCATACTTACATTAATTCCACATGTTGCCATTTATCCTCCTGCTATTACATTAGGTGAACCTTGAGCTACACTGGTACATCCAGAAATTCCATCACCAATTCTTCCAGCACCTCTACCATTGACTATTACAGTCCGTGAACCAACAGCTATAGGTGCAACGTGGACACAACATCCAGGCGGACATGGTAGCAGATGCGGAGTATTTATATCTCCTTGTCGTGACCATGGGATGTTATTTACTTTCACATTAGGAGATCCCACCATCCTTGATGGGGTCGAACAATGTGTTACGTCTGCATCTCCGATTCTAGTTGCTGGTGGCATTATGTTATAGTCCCATCTGCTAAGTCTGTTATTGTTTGTTGAATGTCATCATGTCCAAATACGTTTGTGTACATGAATCTGTAATAAGGATCTTGTATATGTCCAGATACTTGGTAAGCTTGAACATATGCTTTTCCTTTTGCAATCAGAGTATTATAGTATGCCATATCTGTGGTAATATGTGTCTGAAAAGCTGCCTGATGTGTATCTACTACACCATCATAAGTTGTGAATGTAAGACCCCCTATAAGTTGTTCCAAACTTGCTGGTGTATTTTGCATTGGATTATTATTTACCCGAGTAACAATACCAAGACTAGCATAAGTTGTTGGTATAGGAGTTGTATCCATGTGTGTCTTTGCAGCTGCAATCGTGGTATCACCTGTGAATAATGTATCAAATAATCCCGTGAGATAGTTAGTGAATACTATACCATGATTATTTTCCAAGTCTGTTATACTACGAGCCAGTCCTATGAGAGCAACTAGATTTGGTTTTTCTATATCAGCAGGTGGTGCATCATCCAGACCACACAACAAGTCATTATGCAGTTTGAAATTATCTTTATCAACCTCTACCAAGAAGTTTTTAAATACAGTATTGTTGACCTTGGATGCAGTTGCTCTGATAACATATTGGTCAATACCAACTTTAACAGCTGACATATCAGCATCATTATATCCAGCAGTAGTCCAACCAGTTGGTAATGTACCATCAATATATCCTTGCACGGTAGTTGCCTCACTATTTGCAGTAGCCATATCTGCATCCAAAAGTGCATTTGTAGTATCTATCTGTGTCACCAATGCAGCCAATTCAGTTGCAAATGGATTTTTGAATGCTGTACCAGCAATCAAATCTACACCAAGTTGTTTTACATGAGTTTTCTCAGAACCGAAACTATCTGGCGGAAATGTTGGTGTAAGTCCTACTGTAAATGTAATTGGCATATTATACTCCTTAATTCAATAGAATCATTGGTGCTGTGACTTTATAAGTACCACCAGCAGTTATCGTATATGTCGAACCAACAGTATGTACTGCTGTTGATGCAACAATGTTCGTGTATGTATTAGCAGTTTCAATTTTCATAGCACCTGTACTATATAGATCAAATGTATCATTTGTTCCAATATTCATTTTATCAACACAAGCAATATCAATCGTTGACTGACAATAAAATACCAACTCGTCTTTGACAGCAGTAGAGTAACTTCCATTATATGTGCATGACACATCTTTGGTAACAGTTTCATCCATAGTACCACCAACATTGTGATTGAGATTTGCAGCTATGTTGATAATTCGATTTTTACCAACAAATAAATCATCTTCACCATTGATGACAGTCTTACGATCAGTTCTCACCTCTGTAATTTCATTACCAAGTATCTTGGTTCTCATGTCTTTATGCACATTCAAATGATAGTCACCATATACTTCTTGTACCAAGTCACCTTGATATAACATACGACAATCACCTTTAATAGTGACATTACACTTGCCTTGTATCAGAACATCTTTTAGCCCAAGTGTTATCTCATATTCATCACCAACGACTTTGGTAACTTTCGTGCCATCTGGTTGTATTTCTTCAAATGTTCCTTTCTTATGAAACCTGTGTAATCTTTCTGCACTTGGAGTATCATCCCACTCCTCAACATGACCAGACTCAGATTGTCGTACATGGTTAAATGGATAGAGAGATGATAATTTAACAGAATCCAAATACTTTACATCATCAGTTGTTGCACCACCATATCTCGGATTTGGTTCAAACCAATCTGCAGCTGCATATAATCCAGTATTAGCTGTGTTAGCAATCGTGTCACCACCAGATGCTGTACTCATATCTCCTGCAAGTGCTACAGGAACATCTGTTTGTCTGGATGTTCTTTTATGTTCTAGTGATGGTGCATTCTCTCCACTCTTTGTACCAACTGGAAGTTTACCACTGCCACGACCAAGACGATTTGTGTCTGGTTCATTCAAATACAACTCTTGTGGATATATACCCTTTGGATCATTAAAGCCAAGTGTCGGATCTGGGCGTGCCTCTGGTATTCCACCAAATGTTCCAATCATCACAGGATCTTGTGCATTCTTTCCATCACGAAAAAAACCAAAGACCCAAGTCCCCTCAACAGGTCCCATTGGTGTAGAACCAATTCCATTCATAGCTGCACTAGTGATTGGTTGAGATGGAGTAGCCCAAGGCAAAGTATTGGTTGGTATATGGTCAATGCCTTTTTTATCTGAATGATAACCAAGAATACGAACACGACACCTACCCAACTTTAATGGGTCTATTCTATCTTCAACAACTCCTGTCCACCATGTAAATTCACCGTACATTATTCATTCCCCTGTTCTCTTGGAACACGACCTGTTGCAACATCATCCAAACCATCTTTGGTTAATTCCAATATCATTTTATACGCCACATTTCCTTTATCATTATTAAATATATGTCGAATTGCAGTTATCATATACATACCAGATAAAAACTTATCAAATGCAACATCACTTTTACCATGACTCGTTGTTTCTGGTGATGCAACATTTAATGTTACAGTCATACCAACACGAATAAATGTTAAACCAGCACATTCAACTTGCATCATAATTCCATCATATAACACCATTTGACCAGCTCGTCTTAATTTCCACTCCTCGACTTTGTTATCATGTTCATGTCCAAAATTCTGTGCATACATCTTATCATGTTTTGGATAAAATGATACAGCACTATCTGTTAAATCACTCAATCGTCTGCCTTCTACTATTGCAAACTCAGGATCGAATGGAGGAGCAAATGAAGTTCTTGATATATGTCCAGATTTTACCTCTGTGTCTGAATTGGATAGAGGTGGAAAAGGTCCCAAATGATGGACTGCAAACCATTCAGTAAAACCATCATAATCACGTTGTAAAATCTTTTTCTTCACAATATCATGTGTAATCAGTTTAGATGAATATTGACCCTCATTGATATTTTTGATCTTCTCAAATTGTCCCATATATGTTATCTTATCAACTTTTACAAATCCACCAGCTAGTGATTCTAGTTTAGTAGAATCTGTTGCCAAAGGCTCTTTTGCAAATATTAATGGTGTTTTTTTATCTGGGTCTGCAAGACTATTCAAACTGTTAAAATGTACTCCATCCATATCTTCATAATAAATATAATTGGCCGCATTCTCATTACCAAATCCATCTTTCGGTTGTGTTCTTCTTGCTAACCAGTTAAATGCTTGATGTGGTGTCCAATTTGGAATAATACATTGTTCTTCTCTCATAGATGATTCAGTAAATAAATCACCATGACCATCATCCAGATAATTAGCCCATATGTCACGAACAATATCATCAGCTGTCATACCACTAAACGATTTACTAACACGACTATGCACATTACTCATGTACTGTGCAGATACGAGATTAAGAGAAAATCTTTGACTTTGATTTGTTTTTATAAAACGATCTGATAGATCAAGAACATGAAACATTGGAGGATTCACTATAACATCACCAGCGTCACCTTCCAATCTGATAGAAACGTCAATCGTTTCTTCACCTATAATCGGAAGTTTAAATGGAATATTAAATGCATCTTGTAATGTAATATGAGCTTGTAGATGATTAGAGAAAATACTTTCATAGATGTTCAATTCCTCAAGATTAGGAACCAAATCATATTTACCAAATGAAGATTCAATATCTATCTTCTCTACAGTAACATCAGATACATTAATTTGTTTTTTTGCCATAATAAACCTTTACTGAGCAGCCATCAATCTCTTAAACTCATCAACGACTAGATCGACATATCGTGGTTGGATAATTCTGATAACTCGTTTAGCATCATTTACTGCTTCTTCATGTTTATAATTTGTAATAGCTGTTGCCGTTGGTGCTGTTGAATCTACTTCGTAACCATCTGCATTTTCATAATGATGTGTTGCATTAATATTGGTATATTTTTTATCAACAAATTTTTGTAAGTCAAAATTTGTCATTGGCCAATCGTAATATGGATTTAGAAAATTAGCACCATTTGCATACAAAATAATCCAATGTAACTCTGAATCACCATACAACTGATGAGCAAGTATTTCTGGTTTTTCACCATCAACAATAATATGTTTTTCAAATTCACAAGTAGCAACAAGAGCCTCATGTGACGAACCATCAACATCTTTCCAACCATGACATTTAACTAGAACACGAGCAAGAATATTTGTAACAAAATCATCTCGTTTATCATCTTCTACGCCACGAATATCATAAGCTATTTTTGGATAATATCTAAAATATGCCATTAGTATCCTCCCTTGTTAGCTTGCCCACCCTGCCGAGGTGTAGTTCCCATAACATCTTCTGCCATAACAAGTTCTGTTTCTTGAAATGAAAGACCGAGAGTAACAGCAACTGGTACTCCTCCTGCATGGGCAGCCCATATACTTTGTGGTGTAAAATTTGATGTAACATTATCACACACACAATTTTTTAATTTTGGTACATTAGTATTGGTTTTATAACTTCCACTTCCCGCACTATTACGAACTGCCTCACTGTAATGCATATCAGCTTGGTTTTGAGTACGATATTCTCTTTCACCACTAGTTAAAAACTCAATTTGAAACTCCATTGGATAATCCATAAATGCTTTTCCTAATGCACCCTCAGTAAATGTTGGTTTTGTAAATGTACGAAACTTTTTAAGAATCTCAGCAACTTCAGTAACTTCCTTTGTACTTTTTGGACGCATTATAAACTCAAATTGAAACTTACGAAATCCAACACCAGAAAACATCATTTCCATATATGGATTTTGTGCTATACCCAATGCAGCCTCTGCTCCTTTTTGCATTGGTGAACCTGCAGCCATAGCTCCTATCGCTGCACCAAACATTCCACCACCTATACCCAACTTGCTAACAAGTGCTGGCAAAGCTCCTATTGCACCACCAACAAGACTACCAGCACCACCAGCTATTGCTCCCACAGCAGTTTTTCCTAAGTCACCACCCCCACTAACTAAATCTTTTGCCATCTTACCCATGAACCCTAATTCTGTTCCACTCCAACTTGCAGCTTCATTAAACTGAATACCATTTGGCATATTCAAATAAATACTACCCAATATATTTGCTCCACTTTTACCCAGTTTCAAAGCTTTTATTTGCATGTCTTGCATATGACCACCAAATGCTTTCAAAGTTTGGCCAATTATATCAAACATATCTTCAGGCAGACCATGATTGTCATGAGTTTTTTTATATGTATCTATAGCTGCTTGCATACCTTCTGCTTGCTTCTTTTGATTTGGTTCATCTTTAAGAACTTTTGCCATAGCCTTTGATAATTCTTTTGGTATTTTCTCATTTGACATCAATTTGTTACCCGACATCATATTAGTCGCTGTTGTTGCACCCACTCCCACAGCATCAGTAACATCATCTATAGAAACACCAGTTCTTTTTTGAATAGTAAAACAAACACAATCTGGATAAAACTCACCACCCAAATCACTTGGATATACCAATGATTTATTAAATTTAAGTGGTTCTAAATTTGAATAAAAACTTTCTGCCATTTAAAACTTCCTCGCTAATTTATTTGTTTGAGTCCATATCTTTTTACTGGCTACTCGACCACCAGATGGTGTCACAAATCGTTCTGTTGGAACTGTAATAGCCAACTCCCAATCCATTGGATGAACTTGAAGTATTTTAGACTCTATTCTTCCTGGTTTATATACTCGATAACAAACTCTTGCATATCGAAACAGAGAATTTTCTTTTATTGTTCTTTTAAACTTTGTAGAAAATAATTTTGTTCTATCATCAAAATCTTCACTATTCAAATATTCAAACATTCTACCAAGAAGTTTAATTCTCTCTTTTGGCACCATATAATGAAAATTAATACCTTCAAGTGAACCTGGTGTTTCAGATAATAAAAATATTAATGGAAAAGCATCATAAACATTTCCTACTTTAATATCAACTCCACGACCACTTGCTGTTCCTTCTGCTGCATAACGAAAAAAATACATTCGACCAAGTTTTACATCACCAGCTTTACGACCACCTGTTCTCAACATCTGTAATGAACGATAGTTTACACCTTGTTCTGCTGCATAATCATGATAAAATTCTCTAGTTCTCTTATTTCTTGTAATTAGATTTTCTTGTTTAGCTGCTTTATGTGCTTTCTGAAAAAATGATTCGTCTTTTAAAAAATCTATATGTTGTTCTAAAGCAGATGCTATCTTTTGACTCGTTATTTTTCTATGAACGGCTGTCTGTCCAATCTTTGATACAGCCTGTTTTACACCATGTGCTGTATCTGACAAAAATCCCATCACTTTACCACGCGACGTCGCTAATCGTGGAAAACCAACTTTCACCAAAGTCGTAGTATACATAGTAGCTTCTGCTTTACTAAACTTCTTAACAGCATCTTCAACTTCTTTAGACTTACCAATGTCAGAAATTTTTTTGATCTTTCCACCCATCAAAGCTTTTGTTGCTCTCAAAAAAAATAATCTAACACCTGGAAATCTCTGTGCAATAGCAAGACCAGCCAATAACTGACCTTCTGGTGTCTTTGGATTTAATACTTTTTTAACTACTGTTGCCATTTCGTTTATATTTATAAGATTTTGTTGGAATATCTAACTCTTTTTCAGTCAAAATAACAAACTCCATACCTCGTTTATCTGCCCATTTGCGTGCTGCCTTCCATTTAGCCTGATTCATTATGAATCGTTTCAGATCATTCTTATACTTGATAGAAATTCTCTTTCGTTTCTTTGGAGGCTTGCATTGACTCAACGGCTTCACTTCAATGATATACTTCTTAATCTCTCCCTCTGCATTCCTTACTTTAGCATAGAAATCTACAAAATATCGTCTGCTTTTCTTCTCGATCTGATTATAGTATGGTATAATGACATTCTCTGAACCCCACTCCAATACAGATGGATGACGATCCAGATACTTCATGTACTTAAGCTCCCATGATGATCTATATATCACTTCTTGCAAATCTGCTACATATTTTGCTTTATTATGTACCTTATAACGGCCAATTGATTTCTTATAATTCATAGTAGTTGTATAAATATAGTGAGTCACTAGTATTTATACGGAGAGTAAGATGACAACCATTACGGCCTTTAGCGCACAAATGTCAAAAGGATTTGCAAGACCAAATCTATTTAGAGTAGCTATCTCTACAGTTAAACCAGGTAAACAATTTGCTTATCAGATGAGATGTTTTCAAGCACAAATCCCTGGCAATAATATTGCAACAACAGATAAAGATAGTGGTTTTCGTTCCGTAGCATACCAAAAAATATTCTCTGATGTTATTCTTGGATTTTATGTTGGTGGAGATTTAACAGAATTAGA